CGCTCCGGGAGTAGTGCCAAAATCCTTGGGCATGGTGGGTCCTTCTCTTGGGGTTGCCGGGTGGCGAAGTGCGCTGCGCGCGGGGAGCGGCGCCCGAGAAGGAAAGAGGGTCCCTCCCCGGGCGCAGCGCCCTAGGTCTAGATGCCGGTGATGACGGCCACGCCCATCAGGTCCTGCGACTTGCTGACGCCGACCTGATAGTTGCCAACGACGTTCTGAACGGCGCCGGAGTTGTCGTAGTCGAGCGCGGCGTAGATGGGGGTCGCCATCATCAGCTCACCGACGCCGCGGATACGGGTCACGCTGCCCTCGCGGTAGGCGATGGCGCCAGCGCCGAACACGCAGCCGGACGCGTCGGTGCCGTCGTCGGGCACGCTGTCGGAGGCGTACCAGTCGACGCCGATGAACGAGCCCTTGAGGCCGGGGCCTAGGAGGCGCAGGAGCTCGGCGGTGGCCTCCTGCCACTGCACGGCGCCGCCCTCGGAGCGCAGGGACTCGCGGAGGTTGGTCCATTGGGTCGGCTGCAGCAGGCCGACGTACGGGCCCTCGACGCTGTTGATCTCGAGCTGGTAGGTCGCGTCGTACGCGTCATCCGTGGTCATCGCGACGGTGGTGGTGCCCACGGTGTTGGTGAAGGTCGCGCCGGCCGCCGCGATCATGTCGGTGAAGCGGTGATGCGCGCTGGCGATCATGTCGCGGGCCATGACGTCGATGTTGAGCCCGACGGAGTCCACCGAGTCATTCAGGTCCGTGATGCCGCGCTCCAGCGCCTGGCGAGCCACGGTGACGGAAAACGAGGTGTTGCTCACGGCGGTGGGAGTGGTGGAGCTCCCCTCGAGCACGGGGGCCATGGGATCGACGCCGCCGAGTCCCAGGATGGACGTCTTGATCGTGGTGCTGCCGGATCCGTTGGCGTCGGGCAGCTGCATCAGCGCCGGATGGCGCCAGAGCCAAGCGCGGTCCGCGAGCAGAAGCATCATGTTCGCGTTGAGGATCTCGGCGGTGCGGGCGGCCCCGGAGTTGCCCGGGGTCAGGTACGTCATATTGGCCATGAGGCGGCCTCCTTCGTCAGGTGAGGGCCGCGGGATCATGGCGTTTTAAACGGGTGCCACCCTGCCGCGTATGTCTGTGCCTACCACGCGCAGGCACCGGGCGTCAAATCTGCCCGGCTTCCTTCATTGCCTACCACGCGCAGGCACCGGGCGTCAAATCTGCCCGGCTTCCTTCATCGCCTTGAGCTGCTCGATGCTGCCCACGTTCGACAGGAACCCGGGGGATGCGCCGCCGGTGTTGCCGCCTCGGGCGCCCGTGCCGGCGTCGGGGTTCGGGGCGCGCGTCTTGGGGGCGCCGCCCTGGCCAAGGTACACGCTGACGTGCTTGGGCAAGCCCTCGGACTGCAGCCACTCGCCCAGCGGGGGCGCGTCCTCGCCCAGGGCCGAGTAGGCGGACAGGACCACGTCGTGCCCCTCGGCGTCGACGCCCGCGGCGGCAAGGGCGCTCGTGCGCTCCATGCGCTGAACGGTGCTGCTGTGCTCCGTCTGGAGCCCCTCGAGCGCGGCGGCGTGCTCGGTCTTGAGCGTGTCCACCGCCGACTTGAACTTGGCCGCCTGGGCCTCGGCCGTCTCGGCGCGCTTCTCGGCGGCGCTGGCGCGTTGGCGCTGCTCCATCAGGCTGCGGGTCAGCTTGCCGATGCGGCGTTCGTATCCAGCCGCGGTGCCGGGTGCCGGGGTCGGGCCCTCGTCGATCTCATCTTCCATCGATCATTTCCTCCTCGGGGGTGGGCGGCTGGCCGCCCTGGGGTGTCGCGGGGGGCTGCATGGCCTCGAGTTCCGCCTCGGCCTGCTGCTGTGTAATGCCGGGGTGGACCTTGCGGTACGCTTCGTCCTTCGACATCAGGCCCGCGTCGAGCATCTTGAGCACATGCTCATCCCGTGCGCGCAGCTCGTCAGGCGACAGCGGGATTTCGGCATACTCGATGCTGTACCCCGATTCTGGGTAGGACGTGCCCGCCTCTTGGTTGAGCATCGCCGCCGTGTAGGAAAGCAGCCGGGTGTCGGCCCAGGTGAACGCCTCGCGGAACCGGTTCTGCGCCTCGCGCTTGCCCTGGTTCGTCATGCTGATAGCGTAGCCGGACCGTGCGTTGCCGCTGGTCTTCTGCACGTCAGAAGGCGAAAGGCCCGCATCCTGCGCAAGACGTGAGCCGTAGATCTCGAGGCCCTCCGCAAACTTGACAGGGTCGCCGCCCGCATCCCATTGCCCAACCTGGGGTGTGGTCGTATCGTCCGGGTTGATGGCCTGCAGGACCATGACCACGGCGGGGTCGGTGACGATGTGCGCGCGGGCGTCGTCGCCGTTGTCGGAGCTGTCGACCGTTGCACCCACCGGCTGCGCGTTGAGCATGTACCGTTGCGGCCAGCTCGCATCACGGAGGATGTGATACCACTCGGTCCAGCCCACCGCCAGCGAGATCGAGCCCCGGACAAGCTCGCGCCACTCGTAGGGCGTCCAGAGCTGTCCATGCCCCCGCTGGGCGTGGTACATCACGTAGGGGAGGTGCGGCGTACCGTCGGAGAACCGGTAGGGGTACGCCTTGCCGTTGAACGTGCCCCCGAGCACCTGCTCGGTCACGTCGGCGCCCGTGAAATCCCCGTTCGGCTGCAGGGTGCCCATCATGCGCACCTCGTACACCGGCGCCTTGGGGTCGCTCACGTCGAGCACGTCCCAGGTCCACACCCACGCCCGGGAGGGGTCATCCTCGTCCTTGGTGGGGTCCAGCCGCAGCCGGGCCTCGGCGACGGCCACGGGGACGTCAGGCGCCTCGGGGTTGGCCTTGGCCACCACGAAGGCGGGCGACACCGGCCGGAACCTCGCCGCCGGCTTCGGGCCGCTTACGTCGACGGTGATCCGGATGAGGTGTTGACGGCACCCGATGGTATCGGCCTGGTTGCGTGCGAGCACCGACCACAAGCCAGCGTCCTCAAGCACGCCTGCGGTGTCGTCTTCGTAGCGGTCCGAAAAGCCCGTAAGGTCCCCACCCTGGTTGCGCACCGTCGGCGGCGCGTCGTAGAGCACCGCCAGCGCCGTGGTGATGACGCGGAACGGATTCGAGCTCATGTCGATGGCCTGCCAGCCTTCGAGGCGCGTGGAGCCGATGTGGGCCTGCAGCGCTTGGATCAGGTCCGTTTCCCACTCGCCCCGGAGCATGCGCGTGCGCAAGAGCGTTTCCTGTTGCCGGTTGGCTTCCCACGGGTCCGGAATCACGGGCGGCGTCATCGTGGGAGTGAGCTTGAGCATGGCTTCCCAGGGGGTGTGCAGGGCGCCCGCGGGGCTGCGGGCGGGCGCCCTGCTGGGGGGAGGGGTACGCGTCTCCGCGCGTAGATTACCCCAATCGAACGCCGCCGACAATCCGGCGGGGTCTGGGGCGGGTGATATCACGGCACAGATACCGCATGGCATCTAGGGCATGCTTCCAGTCACTTTCCGCCAACTGCTTGGCGTTGCGCTTGCGGTCGTCGGTGCGGGCTTCGCCGCCCCACTTCTGGAGCGACTCGATCAACCGCACGCACGACGGGTGGACGAACAGGCGCCCCTCGACCATGGCTTTGTGGAACCACTGCACGTCCTGGTTGACCCGCCCGCGTTGGCCCGTGCCAATCTTGGCGCTGGTGATGCGCGGAGTGAGCGACTTGCTACGGACGCCCGGGATTGCGCGGGCAATGGCGGCGTGCAGCTCCTCGTTGCTCTTGCGGTCGCGGCCACCTCGGCCACCGTGGTGGACCTTGTCGCCGTGCACCTTGTCGAGGTCCGTCCAGGCAAGGCCCGCGCCCTCGAGCGCTTCAAGGATGCCGCGTCGTCGTCGTGGGTGGTCGTGTGCTCGCTCGCGTATTCGGCCCGGATCCACACCGTCTCGTTGCCCACGACGCCGCCGATGTAGCCGAATAGCGCCACCTGCGAGAAGTTCCGGCCCGAGCCGTGGTCGATGCCCCCCACGACGCCGACGCGGCCATAGGGCTCCTGCCAGCGCGGGACGAAGGCCCGGAAGATGGCGCCCAGCGCGCGCTCCTCCCAGTGCCCGTGCAGCGTCACGTCCCGCTCCAGCTCGATGGTGCGGGCGGTAACGTCGTCGATCCACGCCTGGTCTTTCGGGGTGCCGTCGCCCAGGGTCAGCGGGCGGGGCACGTGGAACGGGATGCGCCGGCCGTCGGGCATCGTCTGGCGTTCGTCCTCGTCGACGACCGGGATGAACGTCGAGGGGACAAACTCATAGTGCACGTCGTGCACGAGGGGGCGCCCGTCGGGGCCCTCCGTCTCGCAGCGCGCCCTAAGCCACTCGCACGGGGCGTTGATCGGCGTCATGGACAGCCAGACCGGGCCGCGCTGCTCCTGTACGCGCTTCTGGATCTCGGTGTAGATGCGTTCGTCAGACGGGGGCTCGTCGAACAGGGCGCCCGAAATGGTGGCCGAGGCGAGGTCCTTCGTGTCCTGGTTCGCCGTCTTGAAGCGGATGATCGAGCCGTTGTCGAACATCACCATCGGGCCTTTCGCCCCAAAGCCGTTCTTGGGCTCAAACGGCTGCGTGATGACACGGGCCGCCGGCATGAGCTCCCAGAACTTCGACTGCACCGCGACGGACTGCGAGAACGAGGAGCAGATCACCCACCACTCGGCGCCCGGGTTCTCAAGGCACGCCTCGATCACGCCCTTGGCCGCCGCGGTGGTCTTGCCCAGCTGGTTTCCCGTGCGCAGCAGCTTCTCGCGCGCCGTGCTCTCCAGCCACTCCGCCTGGTGGGGCAGCGGCTGCCAGTAGTGCAGCGGGTTCGCCTTCGCGTCCTCGTGCAGCGTCTCGAGGGCGCGGCGCATCGCGGCGAGGGGGCCGGCGACGGAGGCGGCCTGCACGTCGGTCATTTGCGCGCCTGGATGTCCAGCGCCCCGGCGACGA